TCGCATTCAATGTTGGTAGGAAGTTTTCTACAACACTTGCCTTGATTCCAGAATCTTTTAGCAAGTCCACAGCAATCTTGAATTCCTCTTGACGCACCAAAGCAGCATCAAGGTCACTAGAAAGGCGGTTAAGCAATTCTTTTTGCTCGGTTGTGTCGATAGTGGTCGTAGAGAATTCTTTGCGTTTAACGGCCTCTGCTTTAAGGAACTTTGCGCGAGATACTTCATGGGTGATCTTTGCCTTGACTCTCTGTGCTTCTTCTTCTAGGCCGGTGACCGTGGTGATGTTCTGAACATTCTCTTTCAGGTCTTCAGTCAAAGATTCCAGAGTTTCTTCTGCTTCTTTAATCACACTATCGAGGGATGTGATAGTTACTTTAGCAGTATTGATGTGGTCTTTGCGGTGAGCCTCGGTCATCTCCGTCTTGCATGTGGGGCAAGTAGAGTTTGCTTTGTAGAATTCCAACGTCTTTAGGACGGTATTGCGTTCCCTTTCAGAATAACTTTTATCCGCCTGCACCTTTACGATTTCAGCACGTATAGAATGTGTGAAGATTTGGTCAATGCTGAATGAATCGATTTGCTCAACCAATCCAGTCAAAGTTGCTTTTTGTTCCTTGACAGATTCCAGAATTTTCTCAATGTCTGTATTGATGTTTGCTAGTTCTTTGTCGATGGTCTGCTTGATGTACTCGTTGCTGCTTTCGGTTGCTTCGATGTAGGATTCTGTCTTTGCAATCTTTGTGTTAATCTCGGTCATACTGGCATTGTGCGCAGACAACTGGGATTTGATGATCTTGTTCATATCGGCAAACACAGATAGACCCAAAGCGTCTTCAACAAATTGTCGGCGCTGTGCTTTGGTCATCTCCATGAATGGGGTGTAGTTTGCATAGCCTAGTGCGATACTGCTACAAAACATTGCATGGTCGAATCCTAGGATTCCGTCCAAGGTTGTTTGCATTTCACTTGCAGAAACTTCTGGCAACATTTGACCAGACTTTTCGATAGTGAATACATCAGGCTTGATGCCACGAGAAACTTTATATGGAGTCGAACCAATGTCAAATTCAACTACGACTAATGCGGCCTTACGGTTGGTCGTGTTGATTAGTTCGGACTTATTGATTCCACGGAAAGATTTACCAAAAAGCGCAAATGAAACGCTTTCTGAAGTTAGTGACGACTTACCTACACCATTCTTCCCGGTTATGGCGGTGGTTTGTGCCCTATCCAAGAGAATTGTGATAGGGTTGTCACCGACTGTTAAAAAGTTTTTCGATGAAACTGATTTAAACTTAATCATTGGTTATGTCCATAGGTAATCGCGCAGTCTTACGATAGTTGTAAGGTGTCGTGTTTCTTCGTTGCTGCGAGTTTCAATTATAGCACGAATCGCAGTATAGTCTTCTGTTGATTCGTATGGGTCTGATAAAGTTGGTCGCAGCTTTGCATAGTAGTATGCTTCGATAATGTCATCATAGTCTTGTTTACCCGCTTCGTTAGCATGGCTTTTTTGGTGCAGTAACCAATCAACCCCAGTTTCGTAGCTAGGAACACCACAAAATTGGTTCATATGTTCACATTCAATCTCAACAAAGTCGATAAGTGCCGTGAACAGTGCATCAGGGATTCGTTCGCATAAGTCGTACCAGTCTCCAATAGAACCATCAGTGGTTCTTAGCACATGGGTCTTTCTACGGAAATTGCACAGCTTGTATCGAACTGTTCGCAACGTAATCAAATCTACAAATGATTCTTTGAATAACCCCATGTTAGTTATAACTTCGATGAAATAATAGCCAATAGCAGAATCTTTCTTAGATTGCGCATCAAACACTTTCCAATCTTCCCACGATAATGATAGTGGGGTTGGTTGCATTCCAAATAGCTTACGGATGTGCGGTTCTAGTTTCATAATGTTTCCTTAATGTTATGAGAGGATTCGATTGCTCTTATTAGACGGATGACCCAAGGTTGTACACCCTCCCACTCGAACGAATGGTCGTGCATGACGTACTTGGTAATTTCATCAATCTCTTTTGCCGATAGTGGCTTTACATGGGGTTGGGTCAATGTGCTTCGCAGTGCGTTGATAGCACCAACATCGACTTTACCTTTGCCAAACACATCTTCAAGTGTTTCTAATGCTTGTTGTATGATAGCAACATCTACCAAAATTTTGCTCATAATAATCCTTCAAGAGTTTTTGATAGCATTGATTATATCACACACCCGTCGATGAGACCAATCTGGGTATTCAAAGCCTTCGATAAAATCGTTCATTATGGTTCTAAAGTGCGAATTGTCGTCATACAAATCAGAAACCTTGGTATGGTTGTTGAATTCTTGTAAGTAATTTATTGCGCGATATTTATTCAAAACTACGGGGTTTGTGTCTGGGCGAATTCCCGCTTCAATAGTTTTCATAAAGGCTCCTAAAGTTCGATAGACGAATTATACAGTAGTTTCCTACACCTTGCAAAACTTTTTAAAGATTTCCCTGCTATATCAAAAGCGTATGCGGTTTGCATATTGCATACACAGTTTCACACAAATTAAATAGGATATGGCATATTCAGGACAGTTCTACCCAAAATTCCCAAAAAAGTACAAGGGGAACCACACCAACATTATCTGGCGGTCCTTATGGGAAAAGGCGGTCATGCACTGGTTCGACGAAAACCCATCTGTGGTAGAATGGTCATCCGAAGAAATAATTATACCATACATCTGCCGCACCGATAACAGGCAACATAGGTACTTTTGCGACTTTCTGGTAAAATTCACAAGTGGCATCACAATGCTAATTGAAGTCAAACCAGATAGCCAGATAAGAAAACCAGAAGTGATCGGTAAGAAGGTTTCCAAAAATTTGATAGAATCCGTCACTACCTATGCAAAAAATGTGTCCAAGTGGGAAGCCGCAGAAGTGTACTGCAAAAAGAATGGGTGGACTTTTCAAATTTGGGGAGAAACCGCACTAAAGCGCATCGGCATCAAATACTCGACCAACCCGACCAAGAATAAATAGTAGATGATTACAGACCAAACAGCAAAGCCTCATCAGCCTAAGAATAGAAACCCCTTCCTACACGCACATCAGGAAGCGCTTGCTGCTGGTCAATTAGGGGCTAGGACGCAACTTGCAATGAAGTGGTATAAGAACTTCATCAGGCAGTATAAGAACCCCATATCCACACAGAACATGAAATCCTACTTAGGAGATTCTGCTTCTAGAGGTATCGTCAAGATTGGTCACATGTATTGCTATGCATACGACGCAAAGACTAAGGATGACCTCCCATTTTGGGATGCGGCACCTATGGTGTTCCCATTTCGAGATGCTGGTGATAAGTTCTATGCAATCAACTTACACTACGCACCGCCAGATGCTCGGATTTTGATTATGTATGGTCTATATAATCTTTTGTCGGACACAAAGATGAATGATCAAACTCGACTTAGGTTGTCTTGGGGATACCTACAGAGGCTTTCGACACATTGGTTAATTGCTCCGTTGGTACACTGCTACTTGAAGTCCCATGTAAGAAGTCAATTCATTCACATCCCCGTTACAGATTGGCAGACTGCCATGTTCTTGCCTACACAAAAGTGGCAGAAGAAGTCGTCATCATTCGTGTACCGGGAATACAGTAAGAAAATCGGGAGAACTTTCCAATGAGCGCATTCAACGCCAAAGACTTTCGCAGTCACCTAGCAAAAGGTGGCGGTGCCGCGCAGGACAATCTTTTCGAGGTAGTCATCGTACCACCATTAGTAGCACGAGTAGCCACAAGTGGTTCTATGTTGTGGGGACAAGATGCATCACAAGTATTGACGTTTCGGGCACACATCACAGACATGCCAGCGCGGAACCTAGAATCTATTGATAGGCGATATGCAGGACCAATGCGCAATGTTCCTGTAGGCCACACCTACACAACTTTACAGATACAGTTCATTGAGGGTGCTGATAGAAAAACCCGAGACACACTAGACAAATGGCAATCTGCTATAATGGATAGTCAAGATGGTTGGTCGGTTCCTTACTACAATGAGGTTGTCGCAGAGTACATTGAACTAAGACTATTCAACAGGAATGCGGGGAATTCTGAAAAGGGGAACCCGGCGGCAAAACCGGCTGCTGTATATAGATTTTACGAGGCATATCCAATCACTATTGGTGCGAGTCAATTGACATGGGATAGTAAGAACCAGATTATTTCCGTTCCGGTTGAAATGGCTTTCCATCGTTGGGAGGCTATCGAAGTTCCTAAGCAAATCTACGGAAGTTTGGCTATCAACGAAGGGCCGGAAGTTGGTAGAAGTTTGTTTGATGACATTCGCGCAGGTATCAAGAAGTTTCGAGATGTTGTACAAACGGTCAACAATGTAAAGACTAAAGTGAATACGGTTCGCGCACAGATTAAAGATGCGCAGCGACTCGCAGATCAGGTTAAAAAGTCTTTTACAAACTTGTCATTCAAAGACCTAAATACAACAGCAGAAGGGCTTACCAATATCGGCAGAGTCTTCGAGAGTTCTTCGACATTTGGCGAACGAGTACAGCGAAGCCCGGTCTTCACAAGTGCAAGCCAAAAATTTGTTGAAAAGATTAAACCAAAATTTTGATTAACCTAGGATTATTATGAAACTACCTAAACGCGATTTGCCGGAGTATGAAACCACTTTACCAGTAGCAGACTTGGTTGTCAAGTACCGTCCATACACCGTAAAAGAACAAAAGATTATGATGATGGCGGCGGCTGGCAATGACCCAACCGAGATTGTCAATTCTATCAAACAAGTCATCGAAAACTGTACCAATGTCAATTGGGATGCGTTGTGTGATGCGGATTTTGAATTCTTGTTTACTCGGCTAATGTCAGTTTCTATATCGAATGTGGCGGCAGCAGAATTTAGTCATGATTGTGGTACGGATGGTTGTCCGGCTACGCACCAAACATCAATCAATCTAGACAACATTCAAGTGATTGGCCTAGACAAACTTAAAGATAAGTATGTCCGCCGCAAGAACTATTGGGTGGTCCCGTTTGATGAAGAATCTGGTATCTGTATGAAGCAGACACTTTCGATGACCAATCAAAATGAAACTATCTTTAATTCTGTGGTAAGCATCTATGATGCCGATGGGGTCTATGATGAATTCAATGAAGAAGAATTATCAGAGTACCTAGATGGTTTACTCAATGAAGACTTCGAGAAGATTAACGAGTTCATCAACACACAGCCATATTGCTTCACAAACGCAACAGCAACGTGCACAAAATGTTCTAAGAAAATTCAAGCAGACCTCAAAGGTGTCCTAGATTTTTTCGTATAACTGTCGATAGTGGGGATTTGTTTACCCATTACCGACAGGTCGCACAACTACTTAAAAACAAATACTTTAGTCTTACCGAATTAGAAGACATGATTCCATTTGAGCTAGGTGCTTACGTGGACATGATAAACATTCTAAAGAAGGAAGAGAAAGAGCGTAATAAAGCTATGTAAGGTTACGCCATAAATAACCCATAAAAGGTAAACTATGGCATCACTACGCAAAGCAAAACGCAGGACCACCGCACCCACAAAGCGGGCTTTTAGCATACCAACATCTAAGGTTGGTCGTGCTGCTATGGTGGTTCAAGATGTTGCCATAAAGCGCGAAACTGCTCTATCAAATAGTCGTGAGATTGTACCTGTTGGCGATGTGGGCCACGATAGACAAACCGAAAAGAATCAAGCACAAAGTCATGAATTAGTCGTTCAGCAAAAGGCTTTGGTATCTGGAATCGACAAGCAGCTTTCAAAACTTGCTTCGATAAACACCGCACAAAAGTCAACTAATTCTCTTGCAGATGCAAGCCAACGGTCTGCGGAGTGGGCTTCTTCCGAATCGTCTAAGTTTTCTTCCAGTGCGACCACGGTACTATTCCCAGAAGATTTAAAGAACATTCGGAAAATCATCAAGGAAGAACTTGCTTCTGCTGGTGGTTCTGGTGGGTTTAGTTTGCCGGGGATGTTGCCTAATAAGGGTGGGACACCAAAGCCTACACCCGGCACTCCTACACCGGGGGCACCTACTCCGGGGGCACCTACTCCCGGTACGCCTACACCCGGCAAGGCAATCCAGCTTGGTAGCAAGTTCTTAAAAGGTTCTTTGGTCGGTGCCGCATTCGGCGGTGGTATGGCGCTGTATGACAGTATTACGGAATCCAAGCAGATAGAAGAACAGTATAGGGCCGGAGAATTATCAAAAGAAGCAAGAGATCAGAAGCAAAAGGAATCAAACTACCGCAATGGTGGAAAGGCCATAGGTTCTACATTAGGTGCTGGATTAGGTGCCCTCACTGGGCCTCTAGCATTCCTAGCTGTACCAACACTTAGCTACCTTGGTGGTATTGCTGGTGAAAGTGCCGGGGATTACTTCTCGAAGACCCCGGTTGCAAGTGCATCCGAAGCTATGGTTAGCGGTGGTTCCGTGCAGATGAAAGACGTGAATAAAAAGTCTACCGAACTTTCCAAAGATAGTAAAGATGCCGTAGACGCTATCACTAAAGTTTCCGAAAAGTTCGACATACCTAAAAACGAGATGTTGACTGCCGCTATGCAGGAATCTTCCCTAGACTCAAATGCTGCACCAAAGACCAGTGCTGCTAGGGGGTTGTTTCAATTCATTCCAGATACATGGAATAAGTTAATAAAGAAAAACAAAGACATAGCAACCCAATATGGTATTGGTGAGGCTATTATATCGGGTAAGGATGACCGTTTAGACCCACTTAAATCTTCTGTGATGTACGCATTATTGCGTAGAGAAAACATACAAATTTTGGGAAAACTTACAACGGGTAGTAGGGACGTGGACTTGTATATCCTACACCTATTCGGAGCAGGTCGAGGCAAAGCTGTCATAGGCGCGTACATAAATTCACCGAGCGATTCTATTAAGAAGCACATTGGCGCAGACCAATACACCGCAAACCTTGAAATAGTTTCTCGCAAGGGTGTTGCCTTGTCAGTTTCCGAATTTGTTGTAAACATCGCAGCATTGTTGAAGCGCCGTGGTGCCGAAGTGCGCAAGAAAGTAGAAAAGATGGATGAGGTTGATAGTGGGACTAAAACTGGCTCAGAAGGGTCTGTAGACGTTCGCAAGGGGGTAGATACGCAATCATCCTCAAATGCTGCTGGAGGGGCTAATACTGGCTCTGGTTCGGGGGTTGATAAGGCCAATGGGGATAAGGTTGTAATCAACAGTGGTGTAAGGTCTAATAAAGCCACCAACGAATCATCTAGTGGTGCCGGAACTGGTGCGACTGGGAACATCGGGAAGAATAACCGGGTTGGTGGTGTCGGGGTCGAATCATCCACAAGACCAGATTTGCGCAAAAAACTTAATGATGACCGATTATCTCAAACTGCTGCGGTGAATGGCGACAGTGGTTCTGGCGGTTCGCATATCATTATCAACAACCAACAATCTGCGCCAGCACAGCAAAGTGGTATGAATAGTTCTCCAGAAAAATCTGCATCATTGTCAACAAGAAACAACGATAGCTACTACAGTGCCATGAAAGCTATCGAGATGACTAGACTATCATAGAAAAAGGGGCCGAAGCCCCTTTGTTTAATCCATCAAACTTTTCAGAAAAGCAATATCTTCGTCTTCTTCCACCGGAGCAGGCTTAGATACAGACTTTGCGGCAGGCTTGGATGCCTTTGGTGGTGGAGTCTCTTCTAGTTCGGGAACATCGTCAAACGATTCCGTTGGTCGCACAACCGGCTTTGGTTCTTCTTCCACCGGAGCAGACCAACCTTCAACAGTTGGAATACCAGAACCTACAGACAACCCAAGAACTTCTACAAGGCGCTTCTTCAATTCGTCATCAGACTTGAACTTATCTTCAGAAATGAATTCTTTGATACTGTAGCATTGTTTCCACAAGGCCTCAATCTGCTCGTCATCACCAAGTTCGCTAGGTGCCTTGAATGTGGACTTCTCGTAAGATGGTACTAGGATTTGCTTACCATTAGAACCCGGAATAGTCTTACCGTACATCTTGATAACGAAATCCGCACCTTCCCAAGGGTTGAACACATCAATAGGGTCTGCTTGGTCTAGGCTATCTTCTGGTGGGAACATAGCGTTTTCCCAAAGTTCGTTAAGCTGTGCGCCATACTCGAACAAGAAAACTTTGCCATTGTTTTCTGGGAATGCCGGGTCATTCTTGACCAACACGTTCGTATAGTATTTCACTTTACGCTTCATTGGCTTTTGCAAAAGTCGGTCAGATTCGATGCCAGAATTGTACAGACGGTATCCCAACGAGGACATACAATCGCGCTTACCAATGGTACTCAAAGAGTTTTCGATGTACCACTTCCCATTGCTGCCTTGGAAGGCGTGAGAATAGACTTTAACGAAGTGATCGACTTCTCCATTAGGTGCAGGCATTGGGCGAATGATTGCACCGCCAGTTCCCTTTTCCTTGTCGAAAGTTGGCTTCCAAAAGCGGCTATCTGCCGCTGGCTTTGTTGACTTGCTTGCTTCGACAGATTGCTTTAGACGTTGCAAGTTGCCGGACATATTTTTGCGCAGTGATTCTAGTGACATATAAATTCCTTAATTAAAACAGTTTTGTAAAGTTGATACCAGTGTTGTTTGGTTAGTGCAGTGTGTAATATATTTCCCGTAGTTTACATTTCCTCCCCTTATAATTTTCCAGATGTATGATTGTGAAGATTTCAGTAGAATTTCATCAAGGTCGGTCCCTATCAAAAGTGTACTGAAAAGTTCCCTAGAGATTTTTCCATTTGTTAAGTGGGTTAAGACTTTATCCGAGAATAATTCCTTAGTCCCAATTGTACCACAAAGTTCTTGTAGTTCATCTTGAATGAACCTAGGTGAGCTATTAAACTTTTTCAGACCAATGTAATGGTCATCCTTATAATCATATAGCCACCCAACACCCCTAACAAGATTTGCCGCAAAGTATGTTACCAGACGCTTTTCGGTTTGCTTAGATTTTACCACACTCTTGAAGGCAACTTTTACGTTGTCTCCAAGACCATCATACTGCTTTACAAACTTTGCTGGCTGTATGCCATACTTATCTATACAAAACTTTCCAAATAGAGAATTCTTTACTGACTGATGTATTGCATAGGCTTGCGCATCTGTGCAAAACTTATCATCTCGAAATTCCATGTTAGTCCAGTTTGATTAGCCCATCATTCTTTAAAGTCTTGCGCCGGATTCCTTCTTCTCGCATCCTAGACACGAGGAATGGGGAAATCATTGTGGCACAATCCTCAATATCCATCCCGATGGTATTACAATGGTCGATGACAGCATCTAGCCAAGTATCGGCATACGATTCAAAGTTTTCTATGACAGCAAGCTGAAACTCTTTCATTTGGTCTTCTACAAGAGATTTGATTTCTTCGCGGCTCATACGTTAATTGTTGATTTGTAAGTTGGGGTTGAGTTTTTACGGCTTAGGTTTTCTAGTAGGTTTTTCCAATCCCCGGATGGTTTCTGAACATCATTGAATTGATGCCCCCCAATTCCGGGGGTACGAATTACCCCTAGTTGACCACAAGCAGTGCATGGTTGTGTGGTTGGTACATCACGGTCAGCCATCTTGACAATGGCTTCGTATTCGTTAGTACACTTATCACACTTGTATGAATAGGTTGGCATCAAAAATTCCTGATTATTCTTGTTACTAACCTAGTTATTCGTTTCCCAATGACGATGCCTTTGGCTCAAATGCGTCGATCAATAATTGCGCGGTAACTCCATGAAATCCTACAATTTCTTTGTCTTTCAGGCAAACTAAAAGCACTGCATCATCGGTGTACAGACTTTCTAAAGTTTGGATAAAGAAATGCTCTCGCTTGATGGTGGATTCAATGTAGCTAGGGCAACCCTTCACAAAGTATTTTGCGCGGTCTAGGCCACCTTGTAGCATCAATGGGACGTTGGTATAGTCTTCTGTCTTGTTTGTTTGGAATGGTACATCGCCGGATGGGATTTCGAGTTTAACCATATCATTAGTCAGCCATTCCATGACTTTTTGTACTACCAGTTTAGTATCACTATTTTTAGAGTGGTACTTCTTTAGTAGTGCAATGCGGTCTGCACGAGTTTTGCGCTTACCACATTCGCGCAACAGTTCTGTGAAATAAACCTTTTGGTTTGGATTGCCTAAACGGTCTTCTACTGGAGTTTGTGCCATAATAATTACCTTTCAAAAATTTTGTAGTTCTTCAAACAATGCCTTCATCTTGTTCTTGATGAAATAGCCTTGTAGTTTTAGCTTAGATGCTGGTTTAGTAGTTTCAAATGCATTCACGATTTCAACTTCGAGTTCTTTAGGAATACAGTTCATCAAGTCCATCAAAGTCTGGTTGCGCAGAAACTTTTCTGCGCTCAATTCTTCATGCAATTCCCCATTATTATTTACATAGTGGTCCGTCCATCGCTCAATACGCCCTTTCGTAATAGGACTTTGACGAATCCCGTTAGCAATATCTGCATCTTCACTAAGAATGTTCGGAACACAATCCCCGGCATCACCTTTCAAGATTTTCTCAAATAGGTATTGGTCTGGGTTGGATTCTACAACAAACTTTCCAGATGCCGCCGAATATTGGTCTAGCTTAGGAATGACCTGCAATTGTCTAAAGTCGTTGTCAGAAGAGATAATCATGATGGGGGTGCTATTCAAAGTAAGCCCAGCTTTGTATCCAGACACATGACGACAAACCACAGCAATAATATCATCGGCCTCGCACTTATCAATCTTCAACAGTTTATATGGGAAGTATTCCTCAATATCTGCTTGGATTGCTGCAATGGCCTCTAATACCAATTCCCAAGAAAACGGCATAGCCTTGCGGGTTTCTGCACGTTTAACTTTGTAATATGGGAAGTATGCTTTGCGCCATGTGTTTGGTGTATCACACGCAATAACTACCTCACCATATTCAGAAAACTTTTTCTTGAGGTTTAGTAACTCTCGGAAAAAGTAGTTCTTGACGGCTTGTAGGTCAACTTCTGCACCAAGTTCTTTCGATGCAGTTGCTACCTGCGCAATCAAGACCCCATTGAAGTCTACGATAATCATTCTTGGTCAACTGTAAAGTCTTTGCCGGACATGACCTTTTCATAGATGGTCTGGAAGTCTTCGGCTTCTTTCACATCATCTTGGAATGAGGACTTGTAATAGGTCTTCACCATCTTGTTGAAAATCTTTGGAGGGATTGCAATTTTCTCTTTAAGGTCGGCTGCAATTTCTTTGCGCAAAGACTTCTCTGCAACTTCTCGCGCAAAGCTATTAGAGCCTTCTTCAATTGCATCTTGCAAAGTTTTCAAGTCGGCTGGTGATGTTGGTAGGATAAATTCAGTTGTCATAATATTTTCTTTCAGTAAGGGGTATTGTTGTCGCGCATAGCTGCTGCATATCCGGCTTCATAACCATCATCATAGCCTTCAGATTTTCCATCATCATAGCCTTCAGATTTTCCATCTTTAAAGCCTTCAGATTTTCCATCCTTAATGCCTTCATCATAGCCATCATCATAGCCTTCAGATTTTGCATCCTTAAAGCCTACCTCATAGCCTTCATCATATAACTCCGTGCGTTGGTCATCGGTCAGGTCGGAAAAGTGCTCACGACATACTTCAATAATTTGTAGTGTGCTCTGGTCATCATTGATGTAAGAAGTTCGCTCAAGTTCATCAAATGTCATTATGCAACCTTTCGTGATTTTACTTCGGCCTCTAAATCAGCAAGCATAACTTTCTGCTCGTCTGTGTAGTACCGATGTGGGACAGTGAGAACTTTCCCAAGTTCCGCCAATCGCTCTAGGGACATTCCCTTTAGCTTTTCCTTTCGGTGGTTTACTTTAATTTCATCCATAATATCCTCTAAAGTTGTTGAGCCTCAATTATAGCACATTTTAAGAATGCCATTTTCCATTGATAATGTTAATCATTTGGCGCTTCCCATTCTTGTGCAAAATGCAATGTGTATGCATCCATGACGATGGGCCTTTATTGTACTCCAATTTTAGCTTTGATGATGTACCTACTTGGAACGTCCCTGCTATGATCTTAGGAGAATTCCCAGTCAGTGACACCTTTCCGTACTTGTCATTTCTGACCCAAAAATTTTTATTGTCTGTCTCTAAACAAGATACCCTAATATTATCAACCGTGGTGATTGTAACTCCCCACGACTTATATCTAACCGGCTGACATGAAGCCTTAGCTGGCCCAGTGTGCATATTTTTATCATGGTTCCATGTTATTACAAATGATGGTGCGTGGTTTCTATTTTTATGGAATTCCCTGTTTATTACACTTGTCCTATACCCCAATTCTACCAAGATTGAAGAAATCAGATCAACTTCTTCGAGTTTAGCAGTTGAATATTGCCTCGCGTTTGTTCCAGTATCGAATGTGCCATCCCAATACTTCAATTCATCAATAACAACTTCCTTTTGCGAAGGGGATAGAGTTCTGAAAAATTCAGGAAGTCGTTTTGGCATTGGAATCCATTTTTTCAAAAAATTATAAGATTCTGTACCAGCAGCAATCGAAATTTTAGTCGAACCAGTTTTTCCGAAGTTCTTTGCAGACATTGGCGTATAGTCTTTTCCAAAAAATTCATACAGTCTGTCAATCTTCCTAGATTTCTTGATATGAAATCTATATACAGGGCTTCCATTATCAGTAAATGAAACGTGACCATCCGCGCAAAATGCAACAATTTTTTTCAACTCTAAATCACTCAAACCAACTTCAATGATGTTCGGATTTGTGACTCTATTACAAGCGGAAACTGGGATTAGTGCTGGCATCTCCGTTGTTATGGCTTCACACACGTTAATATATCTACCATCAGAAAGCGATAACATGTGATTTGGTGTTACTGACTGCTGTATATTGTTTGTGTTTATATTAACAAGTTTTCCACTATGTTGCATGACATGGGTTTTTTTATTTGGCAACCACACATTAGATTTAGTAGTGTAGTCATACGTCAAAACTAATTCACCAACATCAATATTATATACCTTTTTCCAACCAGTTTGAGTTAGTGCAGAATGGTCATCCGTCAAACAATGAGAATGGCCTAGGATGGACTTCTCTCCAATCTTCGACAAGTTTTGTGCAGACCCTCTAGCACCGTTTGGCCCTTTATCGCCATGTTCTGATAGAAGTACGCCATGAATTGTAAAACCTTCTGGACATGGCTTACACACAGTTTCTTCTAGGTGTTTAGCAATATAAGAAATTACCGCCGGGGTTGATTTTCCTTCTTCCATGTTCTCTAGGCGGTCATACATCAACTTATGGTACAACTTTGCATTGACCAAATCTTTCTTAGGGTCTGCCACGTTTAGCCATTTGTCTAGATGACTTTCGTGGTTACCATAGACTAACAAAGATTGTGCAAATGGTGGGGTTGTCCTACCAATGTACTCGACCATATCGTCAAGTTCATGCTGCAAATTTCCATACTTTGATTCTACAATGTGCTTCTTGTATTGCGTAAAGAAGTCATTGGTGTGATGGTGCGAAATTGAATGACCGTCGAACACATCCCCACGGATAATGTACTTAGGCTTCAATCTATCCACAATACCATTATATCCATACGTGGCCCTTTCTACATCTTCATCACGGAATATAGAATGCTCGTCACCCGTCACAATGGCATCAATGTGGTTGTCATAGGTTACACCACCTTCATCCCAATGCTCATTCAGGTCATAGAAAGACCCATTCTGTGTCGCACAAAGCTGTCGGATGTGGAAATCATCTTCGGCATCAATTTCGATTACTAATGCAGACCAACAATGGTGAAAACTTGCACGATATCCCGCTTTGCTTGCCGAGTAGTTATTCTTCATAGAAACGCTACCAGTGCTGTGCATAATTACTGGGGATTTCCACTCATTGACTGGTAATGTCAGCATCTGCATCACAGGGTGCCCTACAATGGTCGTAATCCCTTCCGTAAGGCCATCAATTCCGGTCAGTGGGTGTGAGGCTGTAGCAATGATGTTACAGTCCCCAATGACCTTAAATTTGTCCTTGTATCGGAAAGTTGTATCTAGGAAGTACGGTACAAGTTCTGGTGGGTATGTCACATCCTGCTGAGAATTTAGCAATGATGGGTTGTTGTACTTGTTCTTGATTACAAACAGGCGTAGACGGTTTTCATCGCAGTACCGGACCAAATTATTGAAGAATGGTTTGTGCAAAGCCGTATCGTTCATTGCAGAAGTTACAACAATACCTACATAGTCTCCAAGTTCTGTTAGTTCTGCCTCAATAGACTTCTTGGATGGTTTCTTTTCTTCTGGTTGTGTCGGTTCGATAGCAACCGGGGTCACCTCATAAGAAGAATACTCCCCACAATCTTTACAATGGTATCTACGGAAGACAACACCATTTGCGCGGGTACTATACCCTTTGTTGCGAAGGTTATCAGATTCACAATACAAACAATTCATTAGTTATTTCCCAGTTGAACCAAGGCCACCTACACGATTCCCCAATGGCAATACTTCGCCAACATATTCTGCAATAGGTGTTCGATTAGATGCTACTAGGCGACCTTGAGCAACCCTAGTACCAGCTTCAACGAGGTATGGAGAATCGGTAGTATTATGTAATGCTATCAAAAGTTCGTTGGTGTAATCCGCATCAATAATCCCCACCGAGTTTGCGAGGACAATTCCGTACTTGATTGATAGACCAGACCTAGAAAAGATGTGCAATGCTTGGTACTGGTTCGGCATCACCGGGATAAGTCCGGTCTTGATGATTGTTGTGGTGTGTGGGGCAAGTACCGTAGTGTCTGGTGCATAGAAGTCAAAGCAATCCGCATAGTCCGACCCATAGGTGGGTAGCTTTGCATCTTGGCGAAGTTTCTTGAACAAAATCATCATGAAGTTCCTTTGTGTTGTTAAATACTTCGCAATTATACCACACTCGGGGAACCCATGAATAAACTAAACGAAGCCGTTAATTATCAATTAAAAGACCTTGCAGATAGCAGTTGGACGGAGCACGGAGAAGACCTAGACAAAGACACCCATGATGCTATCAGAAATGCGTTTGGTGCAAAGGGCAACCACGCTATTATAGACGTACATGGTCAAGAAGCACAACCCGATATTGACGTTAAAGAACACTTAGAAAAGCACGGCTACCAGATTCATGACTACAAGAAAGGTATTGCTAGAATTGAAAAGCAAGTAGGGAACCCGGCTATGGGAATCCCTATGCGTAGCAAAGAAGTTCATGAAAGTATTGGAAAGGTTCTTGAAAAAACTTCGGCACCTAACCATGTAAAGAATGCATTTGCAAATGATGAAGCAAGACAAAGTTCAAAATCGCATGGTTTGAAAGTTTTGATTTCTACACACCCATACGCAATCTTTGGGAAAACCTCCGGCACAAGATGGTCAAATGAATCCTGTATGAATGCCGAAACTGGGTCTAACAAACAGTACCTAGACCGTGATATGGCTCACGCTACGCACGAGGCGTTCTTGGTTCACCCAGACGACGATTCCGTTACAAAGGGCGATGCATGGCCTTCTAACCCGATTGCTAGGGTTTCTTTGAAGCGACATGTTGGTGAGGATGATGACACTGGAGAAGAACATAGCATCTACCGCGCTGGCGGCAGCACATATGGTGCGGGAAATAGTGATTTCCATAGGGCCGTGAATAACTGGGCCATGAAGAACTACCCCGGTAAACGTGGCACAACATACAACCTACATGACGATTTGTATAGCGAAGGCACAACAACCTATCATAACCCAACCAAAGAGGATTTGGACAAAATTCACACAGGCAACAATCGACAAAACTATACACTAAACGCACCAGATACACACCATGCTATAAACAAGGCATTTGAGGACACGGTTGGCGGAAAACTTCCTAGAGATGTTGCCGTAAATCTCGGAATTGGTATTACCAATATGGACACCCATAACGTCAACAGAATCATCAATGAATCTGACGACCCGACTCATGTTGCTGGTGGATTGGCCTACCAACACGGTGAAAAGTTTTCTACAAACAACATTGAACGGTATCGTGCAAACCTCGCAAGGACTGGGGCAACCTCATACAAATCTAATATTTTGTCAAACAAAAAACTGCCAGACCACATCATTGATACTTTATCAGAAGATGATACCGTAAAAGTTCCGACAAACCGATTGAAAGAACACCATGTCGATAAGCTAGTGAATGGGTACATCAATGGTAAATCTGGTAGTTCTTATTGGTTAAGCGATGTTCGCAAAGCCCTTACAGCAAACCACATTGATAAATTGATAGATCATGGAATTAACTCACGACGCGATATTCATGGTTCTGCTATGACTTCAAATAATTTTACACAAGCGCATGCAGATAAGATTGCGGATAAACGTCATAGTATAGCCCACATGAATATCATATATCACTTAGGACTTTCGCCATATGTGTCGCCAGACTCTGTGGAAGTCGTAGAACATGCAACGTCAGTATTACACAATACATCGCCGCATGTAGAAGATGCTCAAAAAGTTGCCAAAGACGTATTGGTTCACAACGCAACCAATAAAAATAACAATTTTGGTAGATCGAATTCTCCAGCCAGAATTCCCAAAAGCATTTTGGAACATACTAATGATGATGAATTCAAAACGCTGATGAACAACGGAAGGTTTGCCAATACGCAATCAAAAGCAATTGTCAATAAGGTTCTAGATTTGCATAGAGATGATATTGACCACGAACTAACAAAGTTTGGTAAAAAGTACGAAGGCGAAGAATCCCCAAAAGATCACCCAGACTTTGAAAATGACGTAGATAATCTACATACAAAAATATATGATCATCAAGCCACATTAGAAAAGCATGCGGAAGATCATGGGGATGAAGATGAGTTAAACGATCATATGGAGAATTATGAGAACATGATTTCAAAGCATACTGGCATTGCAAATCATGTTAGTATGGACTTAGAGACACACGACATACGCAGAGCACTACAGAGACGCGAACCAGACTAATAAAAAAGGGGGCATATGCCCCCTTTTTGTTGATGTAAATTTTACTACATCGTATAGGCAGTAAGACCACCCTTTGTTGTAATAGTTTGTACAGAGACACCTTCACCACGAAGTTCACAGACTCGTGCGCGAAGATTGGTTACGCCATAGCGGGTTCGCGCCTGTGCTACGGTTAGTGGCTTACCACTTTTCAGGCTTTTCAAGATTTTAGAAATTTGCGTCATAATGTTCCCATGATAAAGTTTTGACAAGTTTTGGTTAGGCACTTGTCGATAGGCCTATTATGGTGCGACTGGAGGGACTCGAACCCCCAACACCCGGAGTAGAAATCCGGTACTCTATCCAGTTGAGTTACAGTCGCAAATTTATTAGCCGAATTATAGCACAATTTACCGGGCATAGTTTACGAAGGTCAATCCAAGACCAGCATAGTGGAAGCCTTCTTTGCCATTGGTTTCAGAAAGAACATTACCACGAATGCCTTTTGCTGGTGATGCATATGATGCCGCCATGTAGATTGCACCAGTTGTGGCATCAACAAAGAATCGCACAGAACTGTCAGAAACTACTTTAAGGTACTTCTTACCAACCAAGACTTTGTGCTTTTTACGTTCAATGACGCTATCACAATATTCTTTGGGGTGGGTCTTAGAAAGTTCTTCTGCAACGTAGTTAGCGGTGTTACCCTCAATCCAAGCAATCAATGACTCAGTAGCTGTAGTAATGTTCATATTCAGTTCCTTCAAGTGCTGCGATGTATGAATTGTATCATGAAGTTTGCACAGTAACATACACGTTGTTAAAATAAATTTTGTTGTTAAGTTGCAAGAAAACAACACTTATAAATTTATTTTTCAAAATTTCTTGACTTTTCATAAAAAGTATGCTAACATCGGTAGTATCAAAGTAATTCAAAAAGGCTTAAATGAATACCTTCTTAAAAATTCTTTAAATGGTTTTCATAAAAGTCTTATAAAAATTTATCGGAGCGAAGCGGAGATGCAGCTTTAGCTGCTTTTGTAAAGAACTTATAGGTTACAATAAAGGCTTATATAGACTTCCTTGCAAAGACAGATTCGTTTCACTCATCTGTTACCTTCACTTCGTTCAGGTAGTCTTATAAATAATTTTGTTGAAATTAACTATTAAAGACTATCGCTATGACTATCAAAAATTCTTATATAGTTCCTAAAGAAACTATCATAAAAGCATTAGCAGACCCATCTACAGACAGACTAAAAGACTTCTATTCTGTAGGTCCAATTCAAAGAGCTAACATAGAAACTTTTGCAGACTTAGTTGTAGAATTTTCAAAACCTTATGTTGACCGCAGTGCTGCTGTAAACCTTGCACGGAACATTCTTGATGGAGCAGACATTACTAACAAAGGCCTACTAGCACTTTGTAATGCGGTTCTGGACATGGATAAAGCCCTTCAATGAAAGTTATTTTCTTAGACATTGATGGTGTCTTAAATTCTGTAGAATCCGCAATGGCCCTTGGTGGGTATCCTTACTTACTTGATCAGATAGAACTATTTGACAATGTTGCTCTGGGGCTTATTCAAAGGTTGGTCAGACAAACTGGTGCCAAGGTTGTTATAAGTTCTACGTGGCGCAAGACGCATGATGTTGCAGAATTTGAACCGGCGCTTGTCATCCCAGTCATCGGCAAAACTTGTAATAGTCGAAGTGGAAGGCGCGGTGAAGAAATTGCTGTCTACCTAGAAGAAAATCCCCAGATTGAAAACTATGTCATCATTGACGATGACTCTGATATGTTGGAATGTCAGCTTGACAATTTTGTAAAAACGAGTGGATTGGTTGGGTTCACTATACACGACTACACCAAGGCGTGTAGGGTATTAGGCACCCCAGACACACAAATCGAATACTATATAAACGCTTGCAACAACCTTAAAGGTTCTCAATGAAAGTTAGACTAATTTCGGACATTCACCTAGATTCTACATTCACCAAAATGTATAAGCACGGTGATGTTGAATGTGATTTGATATGGAGTCCCATAGAACACGAAAGCGACCAAGATACTATCCTAGTCATTGCCGGAGACTTATGGGCCGAGAATAGGCCGTTTAACCGCCGCCATTTGCAACCGTCATGGATTTCTTTAATCTCTGCTAGGTTTCATTCAGTAGTCATCGTGTTTGGTAACCACGACTATTGGGATGGGTTCTTAGACACTATGGTGCCGAAGGCCAAGCAGCTTATTGTCGATCAGGGTCTTACAAATGTACACATCTTACAGAATGAATCGGTTGTCATTGGCAACATCAAATTCCTTGGTGGGACTTTGTGGACAGATTTGAACAAAGGCAACCCTATCACCAAGATAACTGCGGTTCGGTCTATGAATGACTTTAGATTCATCAGGAATTACTGCAACATGTGTAAAATCAGTGCCAATGATGTTATTGCATGTTTTGAAAAGACTAAGGCGTACATTGCGAAGAATGCTAGGCGGGATAACCAAGACCAGAAAGTCATCGTTGTCACACACCATGCACCATCGTATCAGTCTGTACATGATGATTATAAGCATGATGTGGAGATGAACTACGCCTACTATACAGACTTAGATGAAATGATGTATGCCGATGATTTCCAAGCAGATTATTGGCTGCATGGTCATATGCACAATTCTTTTGAGTACAACATCAACAATACGACTGTTGTTTGTAACCCACTCGGCTACTCACGTTCGGAAAATAAAAATTTTGAGGATTTGAAATTTCTTGAAATTTGATGTACAATTCGTGCCATCAACTTTTGGAGTCACTATGAAATCTTTATTTGCTACTTTGCTCATGGCAGTTTCTTTGCAAGCCGCCGCGCTACTACCCCCAGACGTTGTACAGCGCCCTTGCTACAAGACCGACCTACTCGTAGAAACTTTGAGTACACGACACAAAGAAACCCTATACTCAACTGTGCGTAATAAAAGTGGTACGTCAACTGTAATCTATGTAAACAAGACCACAGGCACATTCACCATTGCCGAACAATATGACAGTGGTATGACCTGCGTAATCGACATTGGTGTGCGTAAGCAAGGCGCTTTATGATGGAACTGTACATTGTTACTAGAAGTGATTGGGACAAGCACTATATGGAAATGTGGTGCTCAAACACAGTAGCTAGTACAATTCTCGGGGCAATCGAACTGTTCGAGGTCGGTGGTAAAACTTTTAGTAAAGAGTTTGCCGTCAAGAACTTGATGGATATTACAGATAGCATCTCATTCAACGGCATCTAAGGGTCACTATGGAACTTTTGATATTGTGTTATGTTGTAAAGCACATATTCGTAGATTATGTCCTACAGCGTATATTCAAGCCTAAGAACAAACGCCTCTATGGTGGTCGTGATGGGATTGTGCATGCAAACCTTCATGCCGATACGACTTTTGTATTGGTGACCTGCTGGCTATTGGCTACGCATGGCGCATCCGTCAATCACCTCGTAACGGGCTTGTTGATGGCATTGGTGGATGGGATTAGTCATTACCATATTGATTGGGTCAAATCAAACTTGGTGCATAAATACCGGTTGTTGACAAAGCCTAGATTGCTATTTCTAGCAAACGCTATTGACCAACTATTACACATTACCTTTTACATCATTATCATCAAAATCGTTATTCAATGAAAACAAAACTAATTGGTCTTGCCGGGGCGACTGGGACTGGCAAATCAACCATAGCAAAAATGATTAAGCTAATCAACGGGGCAGCAGAACCTACGGTTGTATGTTCCTTTGCCGATGCTCCTAGAAGTGTTTTGTTAAGTACATTCAAGCAACTTACACCTAACCACTTTTCAGACAGGGTATTGAAAGAACGAAAAATCCCCGAACTCAATGCAAGTCCTCGGGAATTGCTTATTGAATTTGGTTCGGAGTTTGCTAGAGCACACGACGAGAATGTCTGGGTAAAACATGCAGAGATTCGCTTCCGAGACTTAGCCACACAAACTATTGCACCAAACCGCAAAAATTCTTATGTTGTCTTTGATGATGTTCGATTTCCGAATGAGGTTGACTTCATTCGTCGGTATGGTGGTACAATTATCCACTTGGAGCGAAACTATCGCAAGAAGTCTGTTATCAAAAAGTTTTGCACCGCGATCAACCCATTCGCAGTTGCCCCACATCCATCCACAATCGGCGTTCGGGAATTGTTCAACGAACAACACGATTGGGTAATAAATACGTCAGAGAGTGCCGATATGACGTTTACACGAATTAAAGATTTTGCTGTGCGTAGGTTTGAAAAGGAATATGAGCTTTGAAAATACATCCCAATGAACTAGGTAAGTACCTATCGGATGAATATGATGATAGTCAGTCTATAGAAATTCGCATGATGGCTAAAAAGAAAATTCATTTAGAAAGAACTGATAGGGAATTTGTTAAGCCTACAATAAACCGCACAAAGCCATCTAAAGACCTACCAACAAAGCAGCGGTAAGCTGCTAAGAAAGACTACCTTGTTTGAAATTATTGTTACCACACTTGCGGTAGTCTTTGTCTTGATTGTGCGAGACATTTACAAAAGACTTTACTACATCAATCTAAATCTTTTCTACTTTGCAAAATACGCGAAGTTAAATGACCACAACATTTCTGTCTTAGCGTCTAGGACAGACCCTCCAAAACCACAATAATCCTATGCGCTATTTGACACTATCGGCTGCTGCTTCTTTGGCGGCTATTGCCGCTTATATTTCTGTTTCTGGCCTATCTAAAATCTTTGTAGGGATATTCATTCCATTTGCTGCACTAGAGGCCTGTAAAATTGTTGGTGTGTTGTACTTACATGCTCATTGGAACAATGTCAACAAAGTTCTTAAAACGTACTTGTGTATTGCTCTTGGCATCCTTATGGTGCTAACATCAACAGGCATCTATGGGTACTTGTCCAGTGCTGCACTTGTACACACAAATGCATCTCAATCTCAATTGTCTAAACTTGAGTTTGTCGATAACCAAATCACCACTATCGAGTCTAGGCGCAAAGAATTGATTGCTGATAGGTCTAGGCTTGATGGCTATGTAGATTCCGTTTCTAAGGGTGACAAAGGTTCTGTTGGGGTTTCTTTGCACAACAAGCAAAAAGTCCAGCGCAATTCTATTGATGGGGAAATCAAGACTATTGATAAAGACATTCAAAAGCTGCGCCAAGAACGACTAAGTGTAGAAGGTGAGAATCGTCAAGTGCAGGCAGAAGTCGGGCCAGCAGTTTACCTCGCTAAAACTTTCTATGGTGATTCTTCTATAGGTTCCATCGAAGGCGCAATCCGCATCGTCATCTATCTGATAGTGTTTGTATTCGACCCACTCGCAGCGGTGCTACTGATGGCCTCGCAAAGCCTGTTTACGGGGCACAAAGACGAAGTTGCTATAGTGCCCCCACCAGCACCATTAAAGGCCGTAGAAGACCCAATAGAGGCTATTAACGAACCTATGGTACAATCCGAACCAGAACCAACTAATGAAGTTGTCGTAGAACAAGTTGACAAACCCGATAGTGGCTACCGCAACATAATCATGCAGAAAATTTAAGGGCTATAATGCTGGACAAAAATTTAAAGACGGCTGATACATATACTTTGCCAAATCTTCTTGGGTTTATTCATGTAGTAACCAATGAAAGACCAAATGAAATTTATTTTAGTGTAAACAAAGACATACCCACCGCTGTTTTAGAATTAAACACCGGAACGACACCCGACATTGTAGAATTTTTTGTTGATATTGTTAAGCAATATATGAATTATGAAAAATCTACAACAATAAAATTTTTAAAAAACGATGATGTTCTTAGTGAAATTTACAAATTTGTAAACATTGCGGCAAATTTGTTTGAATTCTATGTCTCTGATATATATTATGAAAATGACTATCGTACAGTAACAATTACAAAAAGAATTCATCTCAAATCGTTCTTAGGGGTCGCTCAATATGTAGTTATGAAAACTAGAACTAATGAAAATAATTATATTGGGTGGACTCATAAGGAAGCATGTTTAAACATATTAAAAGGAAAAGCAATGGGATACTTAGAAGACATTAAGTTTGAATTAGAGTTAATGGAATCTTTGGACAATCCATATGAAACTTCACCTCCGGGTGGAAATGTTCATGGAGATGTTGGTACTTACAAAAATGCAGTAACTCATGAAATCGAAGGAGCGCGTGGAACTATTTTTGAATTTGATAATAATGGATATTGGGAAATTCACCATTCGGATGACACTGGGCTTGATATAGGAAAATCTATTCCATCAAATCATAAACCAAATCCCAGATGGGTTGCTACTATTGCTAATTTTGCAAAGAATCGAGTTAACGAAGGAAAACTTGTTAAGATAATCGGAAATACTAATAAGGAAAATAACTTTAAGCATAGCCACTTTGACACTTATCACGCAATAGCAAAACGACTTGCTAAGAAGGAAGGATTCAATATATCAGAACCAACAAAATACTATGACAAGTCTTTAAACTTACACCTTGGTGCTGTTGTATTGAGTAGCCCAAAACACCATCCGTAATGGAACTAGCACTATGACAATGGAGATATGAAACCCTGTAAATGAACACATAATTCTTTGATAGAAGAATCACCACATCATCACAAACTACGCATAGGAAAATTATGAATCCACTAATGAAAAAAATGCTTGCGGCATCTACCGTAAAAAATTCTGCAATCATGTCAGAATCCGTCATGTTCAACCAACGGGATGTTATCTCTACAGACATTCCAATCATCAACGCCGCTTTCTCTGGTTCTGTTAATGGTGGCATCCATTCAGGACTAATCCTTGCAGCAGGTCCATCAAAGTCTTTCAAGACTATGCTAGGACTGGTTTGCATCAAAGCCTACTTGAACAAGTACGATGATGCAGTTGCCGTTATCCTAGATAGCGAAGGTGGTATCACTCCAGACTATCTTGCACAAAATGGTGTGGACGCTTCTCGGGTCATCCATGTACCTGTAGAACACCTAGAGATGGTGAAGTTTGAATTGGTAAACCAGTTGAAGCAAATCAATCGCGGCGACCATGTAATCTTTATGATCGACTCTATCGGGAATACGGCATCTATCAAAGAGATTGATGATGCCGAAAATGAAAAGACGGTTGGTGATATGACTCGTGCAAAGACTGTCAAGTCTCTATTCCGCATGGTGACCCCATCGCTGGTTGCTAAAGACATTCCTTGTATTGCTATCTGTCACACCTATGAAGAAATTGGTGCAAGGTATAGCAAGACAATCATTGCGGGTGGTCAGGGGCTGATATATTCGGCAAACACAGCATTCATTATCGGTAAGTCTCAAGAAAAAGATGGCACGGATTTGGTTGGATGGAACTTTACATTAAATGCCGAAAAGTCCCGGTATGTTCGTGAGAAGTCTAAGTTCATGTTCACAGTTACTTATGATGGCGGCATCAACAAATATTCTGGTATTCTTGATTTGGCTATTGAAGGTGGTTTTGTTTCTAACGCCTCTAAGGGTTGGTATCAGATTATTGACAAATCTACTGGGGAATTGCTTGGTGCAAAGGTTCGCCGGGATGACACCGAGAATGATGGATTCTTGGGTACTATCCTAAAGAATCCAGCTTTCGACACATTCGTGAAGTCCAAGTATTGCTTGGTCAAACAAACTACACAAGAAGACTTAGATGCTGTCTAAGCAAGAAGTGCTATTGCGCCTGTCGAGGTTCCGACCAACTTCGGCAGGCCTCTATATCATGGCGGCTACAAATTCTGCGCCAAAGTGTGTTACAATCCTAGGCGAATCACCTGATATGTGGTTTGTTGATTCTAGTGGGAAGCGAATTCCCGTAAAGCAAATCCCACTTAGTACAAAATGGTCGTCACCTATAAAAATCTTACCAAAACTGGAATAATTATGAGCGAAACAAAACTTGAACCCCACCCAGCAGTAGCCTATGGTAATAGCATTGATGACCCTTCAGTAACTGTTATCAATGTGACCGAAGGGGACTTTGAAGGAACCATCTTCTCGTACAACGAAGTCAAGGAAGATGCAACTGGTCAGCTAGTGTTCTCTACAGACTTTCACATCTTTAAGCACAAAGGGAAGTTCTATGAAAAGTCCCCTGCTGCAAAAATCTTGCGGGAGTTTCACGACACCGTATCTGTCCCTGTAATGCACAACATCATCGTTCTGGTTGCAGAAGAATCAGAACAAGAAAAGAAACTGGATACTAACAAAGCCGACTAATGAAAGAACTTGAAGTATTGATTGTGGGTGCTTGCGCCCATAATCCAGATTATTTTGAGCGAGTTTCGTCAAAGATTCATCCAGACCTATTTGAGAGCGAAGATGCCAAAGTGGTGTTTTCTATTATCAAATCACACATGGATGAATTCAAAGTCTTACCGACGCACGACGAATCTCTAGTTGAACTCAAAGACCGTAAAGGGATTACACAAGACACACTAAACGCCTCCAGCGAGTTTCTTAGAAAAGTTTGGGTAGATGGTAATGCCGAAAAGATCAAAGGTCTATCGGCGGAGTGGCTCGTAAAGAAGACCAAGAAGTATTTGACCGAACGGGCTTGCTACAACGTCATCATGGAGTCTTTGAGCATCCTTGATGAAACTGATAAGACTAAAGGTAAGAAATTACCAGAAGCTATCCCAGACCTGTTTGCCGAAGCATTGTCGATTAACTTTGACGAAACTATTGGTCATGATTACTTTAACGATATGGAAAGTCGGCATGATTTCTATAACCGTAAAGAAGAGCGAGTACCGTTCAGTCTAAGTATGCTAAACAAGGTGCTAGGTGGCCTTGGAATGCCTCGTAGGTCACTTGCAATCCCTATTGCAGCTACTGGTACTGGTAAGAGTTTGTTCATGACCGACCAAGCAGCTTTCCACGTTATGCAAGGTCGCAATGTGCTGTACATTTCACTAGAGATGGCGGCGGAGCAGCTTGCTGAAAGGATTGATGCAAAGCTACTGAATGTCAATGTGTGGGAGGTGAAGAAAATCCCTAAAGAGACATTCATTGCTAGGTTGGATAAGTTGAAGCAAAAGAACATTGGTAAAATCATTATCAAGGCTTTTGCACCAAAAACTTTTCACTCGATGCACTTGCGTACTTTGCTAAACACATTGAAGAAGCAGGGGTTTGTTCCTGATGTAATCTGCATCGACTATCTAGGCCTAATGGCGAGTCATCAAGTTAAACTTGGGAATGTAAACACCAATACATTCTTGGGAACTGTGTCGGAAGAATTGCGTGGGGTTATGATGGACTACAATGCGGTTGGAATTGCCCCTATGCAAACTAACCGTGGTGGTATGAACAATAGCGACCCGGAACTAGATGCGATTGCCGATAGTATTGCTGTGACACATACTGCTGACATGATATGGATTATGACGAGTACACCAGAACTCGACCAAGCCGGGCTGGTTCGGTTTAAATTACTAAAGAATCGGAATGGTAGTATGACAAACCCGAATTCTTGGACAGTTGGTATTGATAGGGCTAAGATGACCTTGTACGATGCTGATTTACCACAAGAACCATTACCAGTAGCGGCTAATGGGGTTGAACAAAGGACTAAGCTAAAGTTTGGTTAAATAAGGGAGCAAATGCTCCCTTTTCTTATTGGAAATAACAATGAAAACCTTTCACGAATTTTTCGGCCTAACTAATCCCATTGTCGAAGAACTTAACGACTACCAGAAAAAACGCGCAGACGGTATGCATGTTGGTCGTGATACAAAAGAAGACCACGACAAAGTATTTGGTGCTGGTAACGATAAATTGGTAATCCCATTCGACCATGTAGACACACCAATTTCACACAATAATCGCAGCGAGTACCAAGAATTGCCGCACACTCGGACAATCATGGATAAACTTGCACATCACGGCTATCATACGGATGAATACCAATCTGGCATGGCGGCACACAAAGATACCCCCACAAAGAAAGTAAAGATTTCTAAGATTCTTGAGCAGCATGGTGGCGACCAAGACGCGCCATACATCCACAACAAGGCGGGTAATTATCTGACATACTCACAGGCGTATGCAGCAGACCCAACAAGGGCATCTAGAGGCTCTAAGCAGCTTGTAATCACCCGAGGTAAGCACGATGTATGCGGAATGTCTACGGGGCGCGGCTGGACTTCTTGTATGCAGATGCCAAGTTTTGCCGGGGATTCCAATAAAGGTATCAATCAGCACTTCTTGAAAAATGATATTCAACATGGGACATTGACTGCGTACATCACAAAGGCCGGTGATGACACTTTGAAAAGTCCTATCGGTCGCGTAAATTTGAAACAGTTTGTAAATGGTAGCCATAGAATTTATAGACCCGAAGCAAATACATATGGGTCTATGTCAAAAAGCACAAAGAATGCTTTGCGTGAGAAAGTTGGTGCATGGTCCGAAAAGTCTTATGAATCCAAGCCGGGAATCTATACCAAAAATCCATCATTGTATAATGATGACGGAAATTCTCTAAGGATGGAAAAGCCAATTGAAACAAATTCTGACATGAGTTTGGTAGCATCGAGAATTCGAGACAACGTAGTCAATGCGAATCGCGCTGGGTTAGAGCATGCCGAGAATGAACAATACAAGCACGATGACTACGAAGCTATGGGGAATCATGAAAATAACATGTATGACTTGGTGAACAAAATTCACAACCAATTACCACATAAAGAAAGAGCACTATACACAATCCATTCTCTGATTTCTAATGCTGAAGATCATGATGGTGAAGGCTCCGACGACTTCTATAGTGATAAGCATACTTCCGAAAAGGACGCCGATGATTATATTCATCATCACACAATCAATAGATCAAAGTACGACAAGGAAGCAGACTTGCATGAGATTCAAAAGCTACCTTCTCACGAGGCATTCGCATTGCATAAGAAAATTGATTCAACAATCAACAACACGAGCGAACCAGAATCACATGATGAATTAAAAACATACCATGCTAAACTGATTGATAATGTCATGAGCACTGGTTCGGAAAGTGAGAAGAATCAAGTTTTGCACGATATGATTGGGGCAACCGATAGTCACGCCCGGTATTATGAACACATGCATAATGAAACCCATAGTATTTTCGACGCACACCATCCAGCAACGCTTACAACTAACCCAAGAACTATTCATAGCCTGATGACAAGTACCAACGGTGCTATTCCACAAGCAGAATCGTTCCGAGATAGTGAAGTTGCGGAACACATTGGCAAACATGCTGATGAAAAACTTGCACATGCTTTGGTGCATGGCGAATTGGTGCACCACTTTGCTAATGAATATTCAGCAGCACGTAGCAATGGCGTTCACGATGACTTTGTTCGTGGATTGAATACAAACCCTCACGGAGAACACATCCAGCACTCATTGACTTCACAAATGCTACTCAGCGGAGGTCACAACGATGCGCAGCGAACCACATTGCCAGTGAATGCAGTAGGAAACTACAGAAGGACTTTGGTTCCTAAAGGTGAACGATTGGATAGGGAATCTGGGGGAGCATCGGTGCCATATGTTGAAGCCGATGCAGCAGATGACACCCATCAACTAGAGGCTTACAAAAATATTGCACAGCATTCTAAGTTCAGGTCGGTTGTCAGTAAGCTAAAGAATCGGGAAGATACACAGCACCCAGAGATTCAAAGCGCTATTGCCGATAATGAACATGGCTTACATGAATCCAGTAGGGTAATTTCTTTGCGCGGTTTTCTGATCGAGGCATCTCCAGCATTTGAAGTTCCTAATGAAAAGGCTTGTCTGAACAAGTCTAGGTACAGAATGCCACAAGTTAAGGTAGATGACATTCTCGCTGATAAGAATTTGAAAACTTCTAAGAAGATTATGCAGACCAAAGACTTGACCCCATCACAAAGTCAATTCAATTGGGATAAGGTCAAGGGGATTGCTGCTAGTGGAAAGCCCCAAGGTGGTGTTATCGTGTCTTCGGATAACTATGTCATCGACGGTCACCACAGATTCCTTGCAGGTCATGCTATCAATGGTCGGGTTGGTGTGGTGCAAGTTGATAAGCCAGCAGACGAACTTATAGACTACTTAAAAGAGGCACCCTATGCAAAGTTTAAGAAATTGTATGAAGCTAAGGTAGACCCAAAAGATGACAAGAAAGCCCCAAAGAAAGAAAAGGCTTTGAAAGTTGAACCGACAGAGATTGTTACAGAGCCAGAAGAAAGCGACTTGCTGACAACTGGCGAAGCAAAGTAAAAAAGGGGGCATATGCCCCCTTTTTGTTACAGAATCTCATAGATTCTCGCTTGTTCTTCTTCTGGCAGCTTATATAGCAATTCCACAATCAACAAACCATTCGTCAAGGTGGTGCTAGAAATTTCCACATAGTTTGCCACATTGAATTTCAAGCTGAATGCGCGGTGGGACAACCCATGATGCACAATGGTTCCATTCAAATCACCATCATCACTTGGTGTTCCTTTGATGTACACGCAATCTCGCACCTTAGACACTTCTAATTCGGATTTATCAAACCCGGCAACGGCAAGTTCAATAACGTACTTGACAGAATTGTCCAAGACTTCTTTGTAGACGTTATGGGGTGGGTATGATTTCCAAGGTTGTACGTTCAAGTCTGCGAGGCCAATAGAGGCGACTTTGGATAGTTCGCTGAAAAGTGAATTGATAGTCATGATATGGTACTCCTAATTAAAGCAAGTTGTTAAATATACAAAGACCCATTACAGCATCCTTGCACCACTATTTATGTCGAATCTAACCAACATCTTAAACGAAATGAAAACAATGCCGTTTTCAGGTGACTTCGGAAAAGTTGCGCAGGCTACATCCGGCAATGTTGAATTGTATCAGATTCTTATGACCGCCGCAAACTTACACACGACTATTGCGACAATTATGAATAAGTCTGGTAATAATCGCGCAGGCTACCACAAAGCACTTGCCGAAAAATTGCGGGTTGATGCTAACCAAACTTCTATCGGAAAATAAACATGGCACTTCCAACAACACAAGCCGAACTCGAACAATGGTGTACTAGGCAACTAGGTGGCGGCGTAATTCGCATCAATGTGTCGCCAGCACAAACTACAGATGCCATTGACGAGGCATTGCAATATTGGCAAGAGTACCAAGAAGCTGCGGAGGAACGTACATTCATTGCCGTACAGTTGACTGCACCGATGGTTGCATCAAGGGCTATGCCACTTCCGGCGAATGTCGTATCGGTTTTGAAGGTGATTGATTGGAGCGCTTTTGGTGGGTCTGTTAGTGGGGATAATCTATTCAATTTTAATTACCACATGGGGTCAGAGATGGCTTGGCAATTAGCCAAAGGCAATAGTGGTGGGTTAGTATCGTATGCAATCACCAAGCAATACTTGGCGGAACTTGATGTAATGCTTTCGCCGGAACCTTGCTTTCGCTATCGGCAACATAATGGGGTCTTACATATTGACAGCAATATGCCATTGCTCGTTGGTGCCTATGTTGTTGTTGAATGCCACCAAACGCTCGACCCGGCAACCAACCCACGAATTTGGTCTGATAGGTACTTGCGCCAACTTGCTACAGCCTATTTGAAGCGGCAATGGGCCAGCAACCTACAAAAGTACGAGAATATTCAATTGCCTTCTGGCATCACCATCAATGGTAGTCAGATGAAACAAGAAGCCATTTCCGAAATTCAGTTGATTGAGCAAAACATCAAAATGCACATGGAACCACTTGGCCTAATAGTGGCTTAAATACCCACATAACCTTATTGGAAAGACACAATGGCAGCAATTATCAAACAGCAGTTTCGTACAGAAAATGCAGCAAACTTTGTAGCAAGTTTCACAACAAACCCAACCTATATGATGATTGGGCAAACTAGGCCTTGGGTTGCGTCAAGTGAATACCCCACAGCTAGTGACACCACTCCCCCAACACCAGAAGATACTTATAGCCAAATCTTCCGCACATTTAAGGGTTCTATTGCCGCAAAGCGCATCCAAGCCAATGATGTGATTCAAGGCGTTAGTCGGTTCAATTGGGTAACCGGTACTGCGTATATTCAGTATGACTCGGAAGACCAAGCGTTGTTTGGTAAAGCCTTCTATGTGATGACTCCATCATTCAAGGTCTATAAGTGCCTGTTCAATAACTTTGGTGGGTTGTCTACAGTTGAACCTACCGGGACTTCTACAGCGCATTTTACCACGGCTGATGGCTATGTGTGGAAGTACATGTATTCTATTTCAACAGGTTCCGTGCTGAAATTCTTGAATGACTCTTTCATTCCGGTGGAAAGTGATTCTGTAGTTTCTGCGGCGAGCGTAGTTGGGCAGATTTTCTCTGCGGTTGTCGTTGATGGTGGTAGTGGATACACAAACGGTTCACAAACCTGCACAATTACTGGAAATGGTACTGGGGCGACTGCGGTTGCTACGGTTGTATCAGGTGTCATCACAAAGATTACTATTACCGCGGTAGGTTCTGGCTACACATATGCGACATTAAGCGTTGCTGGTGGTACCGGGTTTGTCGGCTATGTAAACTTGGCACCCATTGGTGGTCATGGTAAAAATGTATATGATGAACTAGGTGGCTTCTATACGATTGCGGCAGTATCTTTGACAGCTACCGAAGGTGGGGATTTTTCTGTATTGAACGATTACCGTAGCATTTCTATGTTGCGCAACCCATTGGCGAGCGATAACATCACAAGTTTTGTTGGCACTACTGCCAATATGACCACTCGGGTTAATGTGGTTAGCTCTACAGGATTTGTAGTCGACTCCAAGGTGACCGTAGGAGCCGTTTCTGCGTACATTGTAGAGGTTGGTGTAGGTTACCTATTGGTTAACGATATTTTTGGCACCATGCCTAGTTCTGGTTCGATTATAGGGGATTTGGGTGGGTCTACAACAATCACATCTTTAGTACAGCCAGAAATTTATACAAATAGCGGCAAGATTCTTTACATTGAGCAGCGCACACCAATTCAACGCGCCGCCGGTCAGACAGAAACCATCCGTGTAATTTTTGAATATTAACCGTATAAATATAGTCGATCTACCAAGGAATAATTATGGCAGTAACCGTTTACCGTTCTACCGATGCAAGCGCTCCAGTTGCACTACCAAGTAGCCCATCCATCATTTCTATATTGTATGCATGTTTAGTGACAGGATATGGTTCCAAAGCTGGGTCTGGGTGGACTCGCCCATACACCGGAACAAATCTTGCGGCCTTTCGGCAACCTACTGGTACATCTAACTTCTATCTACGGGTGGATGAAAATACGGCATCCAATCGGGCTATACTGCGTGGATATGAAACAATGACCGCCGTATCTACTGGTTCACGATTATTCCCTACAACTGCACAAGAACCCAGTCCGGGTGGCATGTTTATTGCAAAGGGGAGCGCCGATAATGCCCCAATGGAATGGATTGTTGTTGCTACTGGTGCTGCGTTTTGGTTGTTTATTAAACCGAGAAGTTCGAATATTGGCGACCCATTTGATTTTGCCGTACCTTTCTTTTTTGGAGATATTGACAGCTACAAACCAACAGATTTGTATAAGTGTGCAATATTAGGGGGTCTTTATTCTAGTAGAGCAGGTGAAGGCGACACAAACCCAATATTTTCGGCATATCAGACCCAATTTTTTACGGAATCTTTTGGGGCGACCATTTCGACGTATAGTCGGTGTTTAGCGAGGTCACACACCGCCGCAATTGGTTCTTCTCCATTTGGGTTAATGAATGTTTCGGCAATTGGTTCTTCTTTAGTCATGCAAGGTGGGAATGTGCCATTTCCAAACCCCGTAGATGGCGGTATATATGCAAATAAAGTAGTCATACATGAAACTGTTGGTGGGGTAGGTGCGGTTCGAGGCACATTGCCCGGAATACTACAACTGTGCCACCCAACAGGGACATTCATAGTAGGAGATACATTCAATGGTTCTGGTGAATTTGCTGGAAAAACTTTTGAATTTGTGCGAGTTACAAGTGATGCTGGAATGATGGCTATTGAAACCTCAAATACTTGGTAAAATATAATGGCACTATTACCACAAACATTTAGTAGAGGCATGACCAATACGCACGTTGGAAATGTTCCTTTATGGGGCACAAAAACTGGCGAAACTGGGTTGAATTATCCTAAGAATGGATATATTGCAGGAACAATCAGCGTCAATGGTGTAGCTCAAATTGATGTAGTAGTTCGCCTGTACAGAACAATCTACCCAGATTGTTTACTAGAAACTAAAACAAATTCCCTAGGCCAATATAGGTTCGATGACCTCAATCCCGCATTGAGTGATTACTACACCACATATTTGACCCCAGCAAGTGAATTTAATAATATGGGAGACAGTGGATTGACCCCATCTGTTTAATGGATAGATCATGTATGTTTCCCCAATTACCACGAATGTTATTACAAATTTTGTTGGGTCGCCTGTTTATATTGACCCAATCACTAACAACATAATAACAAATTTTGCACAACCTTCTAATCTCACAATTCCAATCCCAATGTCAATTTTAAAAGTAAATCAACTAACTGACCTCACAGATAGCGTAATTGTAGAAACTGCAAATATCGTTGTAAAGGATACCAATGGTTATATTACATCAACTACTCCACCAACATTGGATAACAGCACCAAAGTCGCTACGACAGAGTTCGTTAATGGTGTATCCGGGGGCTATACTGCTGGTGTGGGGCTTACTCTAAGTGGTAAGCAATTTAGTCTACCAAACACAGCGGTAACTGCTGGGACATATGGTTCTGCATCAACTACCGTTTCATTTACGGTTGATGTAAATGGTCGGTTGACTTCTGCTGCTCAGGCGGCTATTGCAATTGCACATACACAAGTAAGTGGTTTGGGGTCGGCGGCTACAAGGAATGCGGGGACACTTACTGGTAATGTTTTACTTCTAGCAGAAAACAATAAACTACCCGCATTGAATGGTTCCAATTTAACAAATTTACCAACACCTTCTGGTGGGTTTACGAATATTGTAGCAGTAACTACTTCTGGAACTTGGGCAATCCCTGCTGGGGTTACTAAACTCAAGGTTACCGTTG